AATTTCCCTTTGCATACCAGGGCAAAACCTTTCCAGCCGATATACACCGTCAGGACAGCGCCACGAACCGGCAGCCCGACCTGCCCGTCGGCATCGTTCAGTTCAATATCAAGCTGGTCAGCCTCAAAGCCCCGGTTATCCGTCAGGGTCATACTCATCAGACGGTCGCTGATATTGCCGGTAATATCCCTGCTGTCGAGCATCAGCATGTAATCCGGCGTCAGCGTACTGCCTGCATCAAATGTCAGCGTATCCAGCATTATCCCGCCCCCGTCATACCTGTGAATCTGGTCGCCATACTGCCAGCCTTACCGATGAGCGACTCCGCCTGTTTACCGATATCGCCATAAAGCGCGGCCAGTGATTCATCAACGCGGGTGAGCGACAGCGTAAAATCAATTTTCCGGGGTGTGCCGTCTGCAAAGAAAATCCGAGAAACTGGTAGGCATCCCGTTTACCGATACGGGAATTTGACGGCCAGCGATAATCTGATTCACGCTGCATGGTCTGGTGTGGCAGCGTCTGGCGCATAAAAACAAACATACCTAACGCGAGCATCATTTTTCGTCACCTCCTTAACCGTCATGCATCATGCTGGCACGGGCGCGCGCACGTTTATCCCGCTCGTATTTTTCGAGCGCCACCGGTGCCATACGTGGCGGCATGAGTTCTGGCGGCGGTCTGGTCAAGTGTGTCTGACTCTTTGTTGATGACCCCGAGCTTTTCCAGTACCCAGTCAATGCCGCTGCGTAATTTGTTGAACGCATTAAGCGGCAGCATCAGCGCGTCAGCCAGTGCCTGCCCGAACATGACGCCCGTGTCACGGCAACGGTTCAGGGTGTCCTGGGTGGCTTTGACCGGTGCAATCAGGTTTTTAAACCACTGCCACGCGGCCTGTAACTTTTCGCCCAGCCAGTCAAACACCGGCTTAAGTGGCGTGAACAGTTCTCCCACCGGAGCAAATGCCGCTTTCAGCCCTTCCACCACACCGCCAAAGAATGCGCTGACAGGCTCCCAGTATTTACGGATAAGCAACGCCCCGGCGACAATGGCAGCCACCACGGCCACAACCGGCCAGCTAATCGCCCCGATGGCCGTCATAACGGCACTACCAACCGTCGTGAAGATTGCCCCCATTGCGCCTGCTGCCGCGATGATGGCATTGATGCCGGTGATAACCGGCCAGGCCACGAGGCCAATGGCACCGATGATGCCAGTAAGCGCCAGTGCGCCACCGGCAATGAGACCAATGGTTGACGCCAGTGATTTGTTTTTCTGTATCCAGCCGTCGAGTTTTAACACATACTTTGTGGCCGTCTGCATGAGCTTACGCAGTGCGCCTTCCTGCTGGTCAAACAGGTCAGTCCCCACCGCCTCATAAGCGGACTGAAACTCCTTAAAGTCACCGCCGAGATTGTCCTGCATGATATTTACCAGCTCTGCGGTCTTCCCGTCTGAGGCTTTAAACGCAGCGGTCAGTTTGTCCAGCTTTCCGGTTGAGGCGGCAGTCATCAGCACGGCGGCGGCTGAGCTGGCCTCCTCCCCGAAAATGGTTTTCATGTATTCAGCCTGCTGGGCAGTACCGAGCCGGTTTTTCTCAAAACTGGCCTGCATTTCTTTCAGAATGGTAAATACTGGTCGGGTATTCCCTTTACTGTCTGAGGTTTTCACGCCAAGCTCTTTGAGTGCATCCCATGCTTTTCCCGTTGGTGCCTGCAGGCGACTTAACACGGCACGGCTTCCCGTCCCCGCCATTGAGCCTGTGATTTTTGCATCATGCAGCGCCCCGACCATTGCGGCGGTTTCTTCAATGCTGACACCGGCATTTTTTGCCACTGGTGCGGCATAGGTCAGCGCATCGCTCATGCCGTCAAAATCGGCGGCGGTTTTGTTCATCGTCATGGAGAGAACATCCCCGATATGAGCGACCTTATCGTTTGAAAGCTGAAAGGCGGATTTCATCCCCATCAGCAGGGCGGCGTTTTCTTCCATCGTGCGGCGGTTCGCCAGTGCCATATTCAGCGTGACCGGCGTTGCCGCCTGAATGGCATCAACATCCCCACCGGCTTTCGCAATGATAATCTGTGCACCGGCTGCATCATCCGCCGAGGCGGCAGTATTGTCACCGAGCTGGCGCGCCTGCTTGCGGAGTGCGGCCATTTCGGCGGAGTCTTTTGCCACACCTAGCACGGCCTGCAATTCTGAGTTTTTCTGCGCAAACTCATAACCGGGCATCAGTAGCTTAACACCGGCCATCGTTCCCGCCGCCGCAATCCCCACACCGGCAGCGCCCACTGAGGCCATATTTCCGGCCAGTTCCTTTCCGGACTGATAACGCTGTTTTACTGCGTTAAGTTTTGCCTGTTGCGCACTGACACGCGCCAGCGCGTCGCGCTGACGGTTAAGCTGTGCGGTGGTTTCACTGATACGGTTTTTCAGTCCCTGCTCATCATGTGCAAGATTGCGGGTATTAATTCCCACAGCGGCCAGTTCCCGCTGCTGGCGTTTAACGGAATCCGTCAGGCGGTTATATTTCGCCTGTAAGTCCTCCGCCGCACGCTTTGCGGATTCCAGCACTTTCGCCTGAGCACGGGTCGGACGTTCGGTGTTTTTAAACTGTGTGGCAAGGGCTTCGGCTTCCTGCCGAGCCTTTTCAAGTGCATGACCAGTCACGGCGAGCTGTGCACTGGTCTTGCGAAATCCCTCAATACGGGATGCGTGACCGTTCAGCTCGCGCAGTGATTTTTGTGTGTCCCGGATATCCCCCGACAGCGACTTACTCGCTGTACGGATGGATTTAAACGGGCGGGATGCCTGGTCAACAGCCCTGAGCAATACCTGTAATTTTACATTGTTACTCATTCGTGTTTCCGCTTCGCCGGAGCGCCTTTTCGCGCCATGTGATGAGTTCGGTCAGGCTCATGGGATACAGTTCTGATGGCGGCCAGTGAAATATCACTGCCACATCCGCCATCAGGTCATCGACCGAGAGATTTTTCGGAAACGTCACTGCACCGAGTTCGGCGACAAAAAACCGACCACCTTACCGGCCAGCGCCACAAGGTCAGGCAGTTCCAGCGCGGCGACTTCCTGCTCGGTCAGCATCGGTGCCGTCATGCGCGGCAGCACCTTAATCAGTGCATCGACTTCGGAGTTTGCAACCGCAGCCAGACTGACACCGCGCAGCGTCCCGGCATTGGGTTTCATCAGCGTGACCTTTTCGATAACCTGCTCACCACGTTTGACCGGATTTTCCAGGGTAATGACATTTTCTTTGTTCATGGTTTTCTCACTTCTGAATCAGGGTTAACCGGTCAGCCTGGCTGACCGGATGAAAATCACAGGCCGATATTGCGGCGGTGTTGCTCCAGTCGGTCGACGCCGTTCACCTTCTCAATCATGTTGATGGTGTCGATTTCGACCAGCTCCTTACCGTCCATCGTCAGCCGGAAATAGGTGCAGACCACGGAGATTTTCGACTCAGTGTCTTCTCCCTGTTTCCCCTCGCCGGTGTCGATTTCTTTCTGACGGCCACGCATGACCACCTCGACGGCCACCGTTTCGCCGGTATCGTCGCGCTGGTAAGAGCCTGCAAAACGAATCGGCACGGCATCCACACCGGTTGCGGCGTAAAGCTCCCAGATAACCGAATCCGGGAAGCCCCCGAGCGACCACTCCATTGACAGCGCATCGTCATCAAGGCCGAGGTCTACCGGTGCGCTGCCGTTCATCCCCGCACCGCGATAGTTTTCGAGCTTACGGGTCAGTTTTGGCAGCGTGACGGACTTTGCAACGCCCTGATAGCTGTAGCCGTTCAGAAAGACGTTCATTAACTTGAGTTTGCGCGGCATTGCCATCGGTCAGGCTCCTTAATTGCTGTTAACCGAGGTGACCAGATTTGCCAGGTATTTATCGGTAATACGCTGGCGCAGGGTCAGGTTTTCAAGAGGAGGCACCGGGGTATAGTCGTAGTCGATATACAGTTTTCCGGCCTTGAGGGTTTCCGCATCGTTGGATTCTTCGCTGAACCAGCAGGTCGCATCCACGATATAGCCGTTTGTTTTCAGCTCACGGAATTTGGCATTAATGCCGTCAACGATGTCGCGAATCAGCGTTGCGGTGATGGGCTTATCCACCGCCCACATGTGCGCCTCAGCCATCGTGTCGGCCAGCACCTGCGCGGTGCGGGTGTAGTTTTCAAAGAGGAACAGCGGGTCATCGGAGCAGGTACGGTTACCCCAGAAGCGGAAACCGTCGCGGCGAATCAGCGTTGTGACGCCTGACTCGTTAAGCAGGTCAGCATCGGTGCCGGACTCCTGCAAATCCCAGAATACAGAGGCGCTGATGCCGGTAACACCGTTCACCCCAACGTTGGACAGCGTTTTATGCCAGCCCTGCTCCTGGTCGATTTTAGCGCGCAGACCCAGCGCACGGGCGGTGGCATACGCGGTGGCGGTGGTACTGGTGACCGTATCCCATGCGAGGAAATCCGGCCAGATGACCATCAGCTCACGCTGGCTGAAATTCTGGCGGTAGGCTTTCACCTCGGAAATGGTCTTACATCCCCATGCGCTGATATACCCGAAAGCACGCAGCTTCTGACAGACTGATGCCAGTGCAACAGCCACCTCTTTGGTGTCCAGTCCCGGCACGCCGAGAATACGCGGTTTAACACCAGTTACCGACTCCGCCGCCAGCAGGGCTTTCAGTCCGGTGTACTGACCGTTTTCGTCGGTGGTGCCGATGATATTGGAAACGGTCTGCGCGAGTTTCGTTTCCTCGTCGTCGCCGGTGCCGTCTTCCACACGCACGACAACGGTGACCGGTTTTGACTGGTCGGCGATAGCCTGCAACGATGCCGCCAGCGTGCCTTTTTTACCGGCCTTTGCAATCGCGCTCTGCACATTGGTAATCAGCACCGGTTTATTGAGGGGGAAGGTTTCCGCATCCGCATCGCTGGCCGTGCAGACCATGCCGACAATGGCGGTGGATACGGTGGAAATGACGCGGGTGCCGTCGTTAATCTCCAGCACCTGCACGCCATGATGATAGTCGCTCATCCGTTTAACTCCGTGGTTAATGGGTGCAACTATTTTCTGTTGGGCAGTGCATGAGACGCTATTTGACCTGGCTGGTCAGTGGATGAAACAACAGATAAAGAAAAGGCGGGCAATCAGCCCGCCCGTCCTGATTTGTACTCGCTCAGTTTCCAACTGACAATTTACGTAGCCAAAACGCTATCAGCTCTGACAGCCAGCTTTGAGCGAGTCGAAAAAGTTCATACCTTTCTGCTGGTGAAAGTTTAACTAACAGTTCAACCTATCAATTAATTGATGAACAGGTTGAGGCGTTTTTAATATCTCTGCGTCATCTGAGACGATTTTGCGCTACAGGATTTACGGCTTATCTGGGGGCATTCTTGAGCCCTGACTCCTCTGAAAACATAATTAGGCCATACCTGTGACCTGCTCTTCGTTGGTAAGGTTAGCGAATATTAATCTGAGTCCATTTTCCCAAACTCTGTCAGGCCGAAAACGGAGCTACCAGAAACATGAGCTTGTAAGCCCGCTTCCTGCATGTCACTTAATTCAACTTCTTGGCTATCCTCTAATCCGATAGAGAACATGGGATAGGCCCAGTTCCAATTCGGATCAGGAACCAAACTATTATTCTCTATCTTGAAAAAGCTGACCATGAGATGATGCCTTCCCTGTATCGCCTCTTCATCATTGATGTTGACCAGTACACCAAAGTGCTTGTAGCCGGCTTGTCCATTCTCGAACATTTTTATCTTGGTGCCGTTTCTGAACATCCAAAAAGAATGATTTCCAGTGGAATCAGCGACCTGCAAGTTATCTTCGTCAATTTCCCAATTAAGATATTGTTTGATATCAGACTTTGGTTTGAGTTTTTCGTCATTACTAAACCATTGTATTGCCGGAAGTGGAAGGTGAAGACCTTCCGGCTGGGGAGGCTGACCTGCAGCAATGGAATGCATGATCTCTGTCATTGATGGAAGCCCCATCAAATGCCATACATCATGGATATCCTTTTTAAGTATAAGAAGCCCTTTGGATACACCATCCGCGTAAGTTGACTTTAAGCGGACTAGTATGTCCTTGTTACCATCTTTGTCGAGGTCTTCAATGTTTACTGAAGAAGCCACAACCTCGTCGTCCCCTGCGTCTGGGATGATTGCCCAATACCCAATATCGTAGAATCCAGGTCTGCCAACCACCTTATCTATCAAACTCTGTCCAGAGGGCTCGAAGACCATCAGGAAACGGCTAAGGGCACCATTTGTGCTCACAGTTCTTCCGTAGACTACAACGGAGTTTGAGGTGCTTAGATCGAGAGACTCGCTAGCCACTGAGTCAAACGCCACTGAGTCCAAATGTGTGGCAAGCTGCTGCTGGATGCACTCCCGAGCCATTTCAACTAATTTTTCGCGAACATCAGCAGATCGTATTGGCTGTGAAGTGAAATGGAAAAGCCCTACTGTAGCCGCTATGCCTATTATTCCCGAAATAACGGTACTTAGAACCTGCTCCTTTACCACTTTCACAACTTTCATCAATAGCTTCTTCAACTTCACTTCAGGCACCTAAATACTATTAAACTTGTCATGGGAAAATCCGATTATTATTGTAGAGAACAACAAAAACTGGCCTCGATTTTAGAGTTTTTCCAGTATCTATTTTCCGACTCGTTCGGCGGTAATCCACCGTTATATTCATGAGGCCGGGGTGCACTATAATATTCAACTATATACTCTGTTTGTAGTGGCACATTAAATTTGGTGACAGATATGCATCACGTCCGCTCCTAGCACAGAGCGGACAGTCAGATTAGGTTTTACTCTGTGCCATAGATGAGTAATCTCACACCAGAGCTAATACGATTTATTGCGGCATTTCAGGCCATTCTATATCCGGAGCATTTTCCGGCTGAACGCGATTAAGTAGCACACGGTATTTTTTCCAGTGTGTCAGGCTTAACTTTTCTTCCTCGGTAGCCATATCTAAATCGACAGCATCCTGCAGCATGGCAATGATTTCACCTGCATATGCAATCTGCTCTTTCTTCTGAGACTCAGCCGCTCTGACAAGTGCATCACGCTCTGCATTCTCATCATTCACCCACGCATTTCCGTTCCATTTCTGATAATCCCCCTCCGGGGAAATGGCTGTCACGTCTGGAGGTAATGCGCCAAGTTCAGAAATATAAATGGCTGCTCCCGTTTTCGTTTCGTAGACAGTCTTTCCGCGATGATCTTCCATCAACTCCCATTTCATTTCATCTGCATTGAAAACGGCTGCATAACCAGCAGGAATATCAGGTGGTGCAATATCTGTACTGTTTGCAGGCAGGCCAGTATACGGCGGAATATATGCATCACTTTCGCCAATAAACTCATTGGTTCCATCAAGTAAATTGAAAACGCGGATAGTTTGTGCTTCTGCACTCATTCTGAAAGCCATTATGCAAGCCTCACAATATAGTTAAATGCGATGTTTTTGACGGTGTTTTCGGTATTGCCAGTAGCATTTACGGTAATGGAATGCCCGTGTGAGCCAATAGCAACAGTGTGTGAATGTGCACCAATACCAACAGTATGGTTATGTGCTCCAATGTCGACTGTATGTGCATGATTGCCTGATGAACTTGTAGTCGTAGCACCTTTATCACTTCGCGGAACACCATAATCTGCACCGCCTGATTGCACGCTCACAGCAAAACCGACGGTATGTGTATGATTGCCAGAAGTATTGGTTGATTTTGTGCCGTGGTTAAACGTACTGACTGTTTTTGTCCCGTAATCAAATGAACTGGTCGTTTTCGTTCCTAAGTCCGTATTTGACGCACTGGCGCTGTGAGTATGCGATTTAATCCCGTCCTGTTCCTGTGACAATACGGCACGCCCACTGGCGGGTTTGCCCTTGATTGTCCAGCCGCGCATATCTGGAATAACACCAGAAGGATAGGCAATAGCCAGTTTCGGATATGCTGCCTTATCAAACGTCTGTCCCTGCATGATTGCATAGCCTGCAGGCGGTGTATCTGATGGCCATGGCAGCGGAACACCTGGCGGAAATACTTCAATATTTGCCGAGCCGTCAAATTTCACGCCGTTAATTGTCCTTGCCGTTTTCAGCTTTGTTGCTGTAGCCGCATTGCCGGACAGTTCGCCTGAAAGACCACCGCTGAATGTCTGTTTCGCCGCCCATGTCTGAGCTTCGTCGATAATTGGCACACGTCTTGTCGTGATCGTGCGGCTTCCCGGATTTCCTGAAATACGCACCATAAAAAAGCGGTAATTCGCTTTACTTACAGTGCTGCGCCATACATGCATTGAGCGCCCCGTACCGGAATCATCACTCGGACCAACTGCGATGTTTATCAGGTTGCCATCAATGACGCCCCAGTCCATACCGTCGGGAATGTTGGTCATGTTATCAAGCCGAACGGTTATCAGACTGCCCGGCACAAAGTCGTGGGTCTGCCAGTCCAGGCTGGTGAGCTTTGCCACTGCACCGCCGATACCCAGATTCAGGGGAAGTGAATACGAGGTGTAGACTTCCCGCCATTCGCTCCACGAGCTGCCGGTATAGACGCGCTCAAACGTGCGACCTTTAAGGGTTGCACCTGTTCCGGCAGTTGTATAACGCTGCCATACGTTAACACCATCAAAGCGCCTCAACACTTCCAGAATACCGAGGACTGTCACGCCGTTTCCGTCCAGTATTGGACCGTTGGTCGCTTTACCTGTAACGCTGTAAATACCTGGTGAAGTCACATCATTCAAATCCCCGTCGTAATAACGACTCTCTGACTGATGACCAACTCTTAACCACGGTTCCCACTGCGGATTTGATGCATCCCAGCTTGCCGCAAGGCAGCGGACGTACATATTTCCACGGCGAGTGGTATAACGTTGCGTTCTTCCATAATTCCCGCCTTCGAGGATCTCAAGCGTCCCCTGAGCAAAGCCGCCTTCCTCTGGATAATTGCGTTCATATGAAGCTATAGCCGAGCTACTGTTACGCCATAAACCAAGATGCTCGGCGGCTCCAAGCGTATTCAGGTCTATAGTCGTACTCAAAGGGCGGGTCGCTGATTGAGTGTGACGCCATACGCCCCACGGACCATCAGTGCCATTCCACTTATTGGCGAGTTTACGCATGTATACATTGCCGTCTCTTGTGGTAAAGCGTTGCGTACCTGCAAAATTGCCGGCAGCAAAAACCTCAAGCACACCGACAGCATTATCTTCCGGGAAATTTTTCTCCAGTGTTGCGTTGGTGGATGTTGCTTTAGACCAGATACCTGAATAAGCCTTAACAGGACCAAACGTATTCAGATCAGCATCAACCGGCATTTCGCCATTGTTTTTCATAAACGTCAGGCTGGTAACGCCAACATTGTCCAGAAAAGCTGATTTATCCTGGATATCTGCACCGTTCTGATTTTTCGCCAGACGTGAATTTGCGTTGTCATTCGCAGCCTTGACCGCTTTTGGCGTTGCCGCCAGTGACTCACTGGTGCTGTTTGTTGCACTGCTTAACTGAGTAAAACCTTTCTCTGTCAGCGTGGCGTCAGGATGGCGGCGGGACTGCTCATGCTCTGCGATTTTGTCATCGACGTAATCCTGCGTCGCCATCACTGTGCTGGCATCAATACTCAGCTCAACGGACGCCACGTTACTGAGAATAATAACCATGCGGCAGGTCTGCGCACGTCCGGAGCCTTCAGCCAGTTCTGGCTTATAGCTTTCTGCCATGTTGGATACCGCAATCAGTGTTCCGGCATCATCATACAGACCAAGCTCACGCATCCAGAAGCCGCCCACTTCTGGCGGAACAACCAGTTCAGCCACGATATAGTTTTTATTCTTGTTATCCACACTGACTTTATTCAGAGCGTGACGCCAGACTTCATGCACCAGTTTCGTCTGACCGGCATCCGGCACCGGCAATTGGCCATTACCGTCACCCACAGCCATTGCAGACAGGTTTACTTTTTTCCCGCCGGGAACAGTAGCGGCTGCCAGCTTCGCGGCTCCGGCAGTAGTGATAACGGTTTTAAATTTCGTGCTCATTGTTTCTCACTTATCCGGGATAAACAGTAATAACATCACCATCACAGACCACACCGCCTGTATACAGATAGCCGGGAATGTCCTGGATAATGTTCAGACCGATAAGGTGGCGACTTGCGGGTTTGGCATCGGCAATCAGCCGTTCCATTTCCAGATACATCTCCTCCGTGATGCCGCTTTCCAGCACACCGATATCAAGGCGAAAGGTTCCGGGCGGGTCGTTTGTCTCCCACCATTCCTTTACGTTAATGAGATAGCCGAGCGGCTCCACCACACGCCGGATTGCGCCGATAGTGCCTTTATGACAGTGGATGAAATAGGCATCGCGGATAACGGCGCGTTTTGTCGCTTCCGGCCACTTTTCATCCCACCTGTCGACCGAAAACGCCCACGCCAGCCACGGCAGCAGATTTGCCGGGCAGGTGTCCGGGTTCCACAGCTCACGAATACTGACCGGCGTTTTTTCAATTTCCGCACAGGCTTTTGCGGCGGCGACCTCAAGCGGTGATGAGCCGGTCGGCAGCAGGCGCGAATCACTCATCCGAGCCTCCGGTCACAACGCGGTATTCGGTACAGAAAGACGCCTGCGTATTGTTGAGCACGATGTCGGCCAGTGGTGCAGCCAGTTCGACACGCTGCACGCCTTCCACATGCAAAGCGGCATAAATGGCAGACAGACGGATGTCGCGCCCCAGCCGGTGCTGTGCCGTGATGTACGCTTCCAGTTTTTTCACGGCAGCAGCGCGGATGGGTTCGCTTTCGGGACCAGGGTAAAGGTAAAGCGTGGCGTTTATCTGGTATTCAACGATGGCGGCAGACTGCACGGTCACGCGGTCGGCCACCGGCCTGACGTCCTCACCATTAAGGGCGTTACGCACCACCGCCAGCAGGTCTTCGGAAGCGACACCGTTATTTTCACGTGACAGCACAGAGATGGTGACACAGGCCGGAGACGGACTGGTGACAGAGATATCCGCGACACGCCCGTCAGCACTGCGTCCATGATACTGATAGGCACCCACCGACCCGGCGACGCTTAAACCTTCAAACGCCTGCTGAATACGCAGACGATAATCGGTGTCAGATTCCATCACTGCCGGTGTCGGCGGGATGGTCGAATCATCTGCCGGGGTGATAATCAGGCGCGTGGTGTTGTAATTGGCACCAATCACATCAAGGTCATTACCGGCGGCACAGGCCAGCATCACCGCCCGTGCGGCCTCATTCACACGCTGACGCCAGATAAGCTCACGATAAGCATTTTCCTCCAGCAGTTTGACGAGAGGCTCAGATTCCAGTGTCAGGGTACGGGCGACCGCCTCCTGCTGGTCTTCCGGGTAAAGGGAAATCAGTGTCGCCTTGCGTTCGGCAAGAATGGTTTCAAAGTCCAGCTCCTCGACCACATCCGGTGCGGGTAGCTGGTTCAGGTCGATAATCGGCATGGTTTCAACTCACAGGGATGGTTAACGAAAGTGGCTGGCCGGTGTCGTTGTGCTGGCCGGTTAACGTGACCGTCATTCGCCCGTCAAAACTGCGCTCAGTGGTGACGGATGACAGGGTGACGCGGGGTTCCCATTTCAGCACCGCCATGTAACAGGCGACCTTAATCTGCAACTCAAGCGCCGGGGTCTGCGGCTGGTCAATCATTGACGCCAGCAACGAGCCGTAATCACGACGCATCACCCGTGAGCCGACCGGTGTGCGCAGGATATCGCCGATACTCTGGCTGATATGCTCAAGGTCAGTGACAGTCAGGCCATCACTGCGATTCATTCCGAGATAACGCGCTGTCATAAAGGACTCCCGGTTGTGCCGCCGCTGTCGCCGGGGTGTTTATGGGTATGCAGTACCTTACCGTTTGATGAGAGTTCACCGCCGGTGTGTTCAATGTTGCCGCGCATCGTCCCGCCCTTCTGCACTTCCAGCGTGCCGGTGATCAGCTTGTTTGTGCAGACCACCTCCGGCGTGTCCAGAGTGATGCGGGTTGATGCTTTCACCATGACCACCGGCACCGTGGCAGTAACAGAATCAGAAGCCGTCACGCTGGCCGTTTTAATTCCGCTTACCGTAAGCGCACTGGTTTCGGGTTCATACTCAATCACCGCCCCGTCAGGGAAACGGATATGCAGGGCATCCGCCGACGCAGACGGCGCAGGGTTATCGCCGGAATAAATCCCCGGCAGAACGAACGCCGTGTCGAGTTCACCGCCCACGGCCAGAATCAGCACCTGTTCCCCCACGGAAGGTGCCCACCATGTGCGCGAACGTCCGGCGCGATGGGTCAGCCACTGAAGCCAGTCGGTGCACATGCCGCCGGTCTGCACACGGCAGCGACCGGCGTTAAGGTCGGTTTCAACGATAATGCCGGTACGAATCATGTTGCGCAGTGCGCGCGCGAGTTCCTGAATATTTGCGAGAGTGTCCATGCATGTGAGATTGCACAATATATAAAAGTTATGCTATCTGGATTCATTTGTAGAACCACCAGACAACATTCAAGGAGAGCGTAATGGTCAGCTATAATGTGACTAATGTGTGGGAGCTAATCGTTTTGTATCTTTTGGTCTTTGCAGTATTAGCATTTTTTAGCTTTGGTAAAAGTAACCTTATGAGGCTTATTGCACATTATTTCAAATTTGGATATTCAGACAAAAAATTAAAAAGACTGGACCGCGAGTGGCGCGACATTCAACTATTTAAAATACTTAACGGAATCAATGTATCAGGCATCGAAGATGTGAGAATGATACAGCAGGGGCTGATTGATGGAAAACTAAAAACATCGGATTTTTTCCTTACTCGCTTCTGGGGAGACATAACAGAACCGCCATGCATCACAAAAACAATGAGTGCAGTCCTGGCCGGAATTCTTTATATTATCTTCGCATGTTGCATACACAACGAGCAATCTGCCATAGTAGAGGATGCCATAGCCATACCATATAAAAATATGATGTACCATGTTTATAATGACAAGGTTCTTTTGTTCTCCGACAATAAAACAGATAAGTTCTATAAAGCTTTTAGCATTGCCGATTGCAAGAGACTGCAGAACACTTTTGTAACAGACACACTTCCTGCAATCGCCTGCAATAAGCTCTTACAGCTAAACGAGGAGGACTCCGAATGGTTAAGTCAGGAGATTAAAGATAATAACAGCCACAGAAAAACATTATTAATAATATCCCTAATCTATTTCATTTCAGGTCTATTTATATTCCTGTCATACACAAAATTCCTTTACGCCAATAAGAAGGTTTTAGAATACAAAGCATCAAATAAAAACCACTCATAAACCTCTAAACATTGCGACCAGCACGGCCGCTCAATGTTTAATTGCGCATCAGCCTCTGCCTGGATAAAACTAACGCTCAAGGTGAGCCAGGATAATCTCTTCAATCATCTGCACATCCTCACCGGTAAAGCCGAGCAGAGGACGCGCCGGATAATCAGTTTTCTTACCGTCTTTCCGGGTTTCTTCCGACAGACCGAACTGATGCACACTGGCAATTTTCGGCGACTTCCCGCCGTAAAACTCCATTGATGCCTGTTCCGGGCTGGCGCGGATATGCAAAAAACGACTGGTGATAAGTTTCGCAAACATTTTTCGCTTAACACGACCGGTCTTTTTTCTGGCGCTCTGCTGCTGGCGTGGCACGTAGGGTGTGCCGTCCGGGGCTTTCTGTGCCATCACCCGACGCTGCTGACTCTGACGCAGACGTTTCGCCAGTTCGGCGCTCAGTCGCCGACGCCCTGACGGTGACAGCGATTCAGTCAGTCCGGTCAGCCGGTCTTCAAAACGCTTAAACTCATTCATCCCACTTGCTCACCAGTTCGCCATTGATATACAGCTCCATCGGGCGGGTAACCGGCTCCGGCGGCGGAGGTTCCGGGATATTCTTCACATGTAGCGCGCCTTCCACCTCACTGACCAGCGTGCGCTCGGTCAGCATCAGGCTGATGCTGATATCAAAGCTGCTGTCATTGTTGATGTCTGCATAAAACGTGAAGCCCTTTTTCTGGCCTTCGTCGGTGGTCATGATGTCTGGCTGATTTTCCCGCAGCCACGCCAGCACCGGCACAATGAGCAGGTCAAAATCACCGGTAAAGTCGGTCACAATCACATTGAGCGTGTAACGCTTTTCGAATGACATAGACGTCGCCAGTGTGGAGGCAATACTCCCGTTATCCACGAATATCCGCAGCATCTCGGGACTGGTTTTCAGCACCGTGACGGCGTCAGTCAGCGCCCTGCGCAGGCTGTCGGGTTTGAGCATCGTTTTCGTCCTGACAGTGTTTAATCATTTTTACCTGGCTGGCACAGCGTGCCAGCGCGTTCTCAAGCTGCCGGATATCAGCACTTAAATCGCCGTTCGTCTGCGGGTCACTGCCCGGCATCGGGCAAAGGCTCACTTTCGGGCAGGCGTTGGCGACAATCACTGGCGTCGGTGCAGGCCGGACGCTGGTGCAACCGGCGCACAACATCAGGCAGGTCAGCGCCGTACCAGCGGCGAAAATCTTCGTTTTCATTGAGTAACCTCGTGATGGTTTTCTCGCGCTGTGCTTCACGCTTCGCGGCGTTCTCCAGTTCCTGACGCAGTACCACCTGCGCCAGCTCGTTTTTGTCTGCTCTGGTGAGGGCAACATGAAGCTGATTTTTCAGCATGGTGATAGTCGTCTGCTGCCCGCTGGCGACGTTGTTCGCCCTGTCCAGCGAGGCGCGCAGGCTGGCATTTTTATGTTTCACCAGAAACAGCCCCGCCACCGCCAGCGATAACAACACAACCAGTACAATCATCAGCTTTGACATGGTTCCCGCCCCTCAAAACGCTGACGGCAGGCCGTACGTATCAGCCGGAAGAACACCGACGCCACGAGGTAAATCAGCGCAGTAAAAATCCACCCGGCAGCGACCAGCGAGATAAACGTCGCCACCATCACCACCAGAGCCGCCGCCCGTCTGCGCCACGGCACCGGCTGCAAAAACAGCGACGTGACAATCTTCACGGCCAGCGATTCCGGCGGCAGCTCCCGCCCGTAGCGTTCCAGCACATACTCCGTGGCATACACGCCGACACCACCGGCAACCACACAGATAACCGTCGCCAGAATCGCCCAGGTGGCGACAAAACTGACGGCCACGCTCTGCGGGTAAATCAGGGACAGTGCCAGCATCAGCGCCAGCGACACGTTCAGCATCAGTGAAAGGGATAATTTCTTCATGGTGTTTACTCCGTTTAAGCCGGTACGCCGCCGGCGGTACGCCAGACGGTGACCAGTTTTTCCAGTGAATGCTCACGCTGACCGTAACCGGCACCCGGCAGGGACGCCCAGATATTGCGACAGCGTGAAATGGCGCGCTCAATGCGTCCCGCCCGGATGTCATCCAGTGCACCGCGTTCGCGGATCAACTGAATGGCGAGCCTGTCCTGTGACAACGGACTGAAATCCGGCAGGGCAAGCTGTTTGCGGTAGTGCGGCCAGAACAGGTAAAGCTGCTGATAGCGACCGGAGGCCGTGGATTTTTCACCGCGACGGTTAAACACCTTCGCCGGTCGGCCATGCGCGAACGGGTGGTCACTGTAGTCGGTGAAAATTTCCGGCTTTCCGTCCAGTCCGGTGACTATCACGTCATAGCCCCGGTTTTTCGTCAGCGGATGATTCGCCGTCCCTTCGGACACGGCCAGCATGTCGAGAAAGGCGGCGATATTCTGATGCGTGTTAATTACCGGCATTACGGTTTCCCCCTGCCCTTAAAGCGGCGCTGAATGGCAATCTCAATCACCTGATAACCGGCGATACCCAGCATGGAACCGATGCCGCACACCGCAGGCAGTGACAGGTCAGGAAACTGCACCAGAACAACACCGGCAACCATCGAGACAAAACCGCCGAGCAACATGCGCCCGATAAACAGACGCGGGGTGATGGGTTCACCACCGGCAAGCACCTTGCCGACAACAATCAGCACCCCAATCATGAAAAGCGACAGGACGCTTTTTTCTTCTGCTGTCATGCGTTACTCCCACAGATTGACAGTTTCAGCCACGGGCGCGGTCTGAACGTCGGGCAGTTCGACGGCGGTGCCGTGTGGCAGCACCGCACCCAGTTCAGCCAGTCCCGGATTTGCGGCGAGCACGGTCTCAACCACGCCCTCAGTGCGCCCGTAATACCGGACACAAATGGCGTCGAGCGTGTCACCCTGTAGCGCAAAGGTCTTCATCAGATTTGACTCACGATGCAGCGCGGCTTGTCCTGGATACGCGCCACCGCCCAGCGCATATCCCGCCACAGTTCATCAATGGTGCTGTCAATGCTGTCGGCCTTCTTGTCGCCTTTCGCACTGGCATCCACGCCGCGATAACGCTCATAAAGCGACGCGGTCGCCATCGCACACACGGCGCGCTCGTAGTAAAAAACTTTGATGCTTTCACCGTCGATGTCGTCCGCCGGAACGTCCGCCAGACGCGTAAAACCGGCGGCAATTTTCTGTTCGCGGTACTCGTACAGCTCCGCATTCGTCTCCGCCATGCCTGACTTGATGGCCTCACGCAGACGGGCGGGGGCGACGGTCTGCTCAAGGCGCATACGTTCCCGGACGCGCTTCGGGTCGATATCGGGAAAAAAGAACGTGTTTTTAATCACCGGCTCGTCGCCTGCCGGTTGCGGGATGACCACCGTACCCTCACCGGACACGGGAGCCTCCTTTCGCGGAATAATCAGCGTCATCATGACTACCTCTGAAAAGTCGGGCGGTGGACGCCGGTGCAGTGTCAGGTGATTCACCCTCACTGACCGGCGTGCCGCCCTGGCGCGGGGCGCATTCGGTTGTTAACTGGCTTTCTTTTTCGGGCGTCCACGTTTTGCCGGTGTCACGCTCCGGGTCTTACGCGGGGCGCGGGTGACCGCTTTGGGCTGCGGCTCCGGCTTCGGTTTCAGCTCCCGCTCCAGTCGTTCAATCTCTTTTTTGACGCCTGCCTGACAGTCGAGCTGTGTCGCACGTTGCAGGTGAGCCAGCGCACCGGCGGCATCACCAGCGTCACGCAGAAACAGACCGGTGATTTTGTGCAGCTTTGCGCGCACTTCATCAGGCATGTCAGCCGTGGCGGTCAGTTCAAGGGTCTCCGTCAGCAGGCGGATATCCACAGATTCACCGGCAGCGTGGGCACGCATGGCCGCGAGTGCGACCTCCTCGGTGAACATGTACGGCGGGGTGCGGCGGTGTTTACCCGGCATGGTCAGACCGTACTTCAGGGCATAACGGGCAATCTCCAGCGCACCGGCAATATCGCCGGTATCCAGACGCCACAGCATGACCGTCATCAGAATGTCATCCTGTGCACCTTTGCCCTGCTCCAGCACACCGTTCACCCACGGCAACCAGAACGGCAGCAGTTCGCGCTTTTTCGCGGCCTTAAGCTCTTTTGAATAAATCGCTTTCAGTGTGCGCTGGTCTGCGGCCAGCTTGACCAGCATCTGCTCATAGACAGTTGCATGTCGCAGCGGGGCGGCTTCCCGCTGCGCGGTCATCGCTGCCGAGACCCGCATCATGTGGCGCTGTGCGGGACTCGTCATCGGTTACGCTCCCGGCTCTGCGGTCGCCTTAGCCGGTGTGGAGAAATCACCGACCTTGATTTTTTCCACCAGACAACCGGCGGCGTAGTCTTCCACCACGTAATCAATGTTCATTGACTCGTAGTTCTCCACGCGGTCGAGTTTCGGGTTTTCCACAATCACGCGGCGATGGCTGTCATCCATGTAGTAGATAGACAGGTTTTCCAGCTTCGTGATGAGCATCGCATCCGCCGGGAAGTACGGGACGCGTACCGCTGGCAGGTTACCGATGCGTTTCTGGCTGATGATGACGTCAGCAGCCAGCATTTCGCTGTTATCCTGCTCCCTGTTGACGATGGGGAAATACTTGTCCGCCAGTAGCTGACGCCCCACAATCACCACAAGGTCAGGGTCTTCCTGATACCACGGCTCAATCAGGTTGTTGGTCGCATCCATCACCAGTGCATCGAGGCTGGCATAATCACCGCCCTTACCCACGCGGATGACCTCAGAGGTGGTGCTGCCTTCCTCGTCAGTGACCTTGCTCATCACGCGAGCCGGGGCTTCATTGCGGTATTTCTGCAGCCAGCCGACCGCCACATCCTGCAGCATCGGATTGCTGCTGCGGTCAGAGGTTTCGGCACGCTTCACGCCGTTAAAACCGGCCATGATGAAATCAAGGGACTGGCGTTTGATAATGGCGTTACGGATACGGAGCTGGAAATCCTGATAACGCGCCCACAGGTCCAGCGTTTTGTAGCGGATATAAAAATCGAAGTTAATCTGGTCGCATTCGTACTTGTTTGACGCCAGCTTCGAGAAGTCCTTCGGCTGACGCTCGGTGCCACCGGCGGTGTCGGTGGTGCTGGCGATGGAGCCGGTGACACCAATACCAATTTTTTCCCCTTTCATTTCGCTGACCGGCACAATGTTGATGCGGGTCAGAAAGTCAGAGGACTCCTGCATGGTGTTCATCAGGGTCTGGGTGACCGACGGTTCAACAGTGAATTTTTTCGACACATCACCGGCATCAATGCCGTTCAGTTCGGCAACACGGGACAGGTAAGCATTAAATTTAAAGCGGGTTTCCTGGCGCATAGTTTTTCCTGAAATTAAGGGTTAATCGTGAAGGTTTTCCCGGACTGACTGACGCCGGTCAGCAGTTCGTCATCAGGCCGTCACCGCCACCACCGGTGGCCTTGCTGCGGCGCTGCTGGGTCAGACTTTCGGTGTGGTCGAGACTGTTTTTCAGGCGGGTGAATGCCTGGCTGGTTTCATCCGCCCTGTCAGTCACCGCCTGCTTAAGTGCGGAAAAGGCGGTTTCCATCTCAGCGAGGCGCTGCTCAGTGGCGCTCAGTTTTTCCTGCACATGTTCAGCAACAGCGGTCACCGCTTCATGCACGTCATTCAGACGGGCGTCATCGCTGGCCTGTTTGCGGCCAAAAATGGATTTCACCTTTTCGGTCAGGGCGGTGAACACGGTTTCAGGCAGGTCTTCAAATTCCAGCTCAACGGGCGTTGCCACTGAAATCAGGTTTTCAGGGCTTAATTTGAAGCGGTTCAGAGGGTTGTGTTTTGCCGTGCGGCAGAATTCCAGGTATTCCGTGCCGAGGCTTGCCGGGTCATCGGTGACGGCCAGCCCCACCAGATAACATTTGCCGGTGTTGGCAAAGTTCGGCTGAATTTCCATTGAGGTGTAGACCTTCTGCGCGGCCTTGTTCATCGCGATAAGGTCATCGGTCGGGGTGATTTTCGCAAACAGCGCCCATTTGCCTTTCAGCGCCGAATCATCGTCAATCTTTTCGGCCTTCAGTTCGACCACATCGCCATAACGCTTAAAAATACCGTCAGGCAGGATGCCGCGCAGATGTTCCAGGTTAATGCGGCAACCATAGACTCGCGGGTCAAAGGTTTCGGCCATTTCCTGAATATCCTGCGCACTGATGACACGCCCGTCACAGGTGTCACCCTCAACGCCGATACGAAAGAATTTTGAGACTTTTTTTGCCATT